AGTTTCCCCAGTACCACTCCCACCTTCTTGAGCACCTAGCATCGCTCGTAAATTAGGGTTATTTGCTTCTAGTTCGCGCAACTGAGCTTGATTTCTATCGACGGCATTTTTCCAAGTATCAAGTGCTGTTTTGTAGGCGCTTTGATCCCCGAGAAAGTCCATCAGTTTAGGCTCTCGCAATTGAAGTTGACTAGATTGATTACTTATCGCCGTATATAAATTTACCGCACGAGTAGCTTCTGTATTCTTTTGTGCTTGCGTGGCAGCAGCGGCGGCAATAGCTTGATCTTCCTTCCGTCTTTTGTCGTCGCGCAAATTTGTAAGTAGATTTTCAAATTGCTTTTGCTGCCTAGCTTTTCTCTGCTCTTCTAGCTGCTGACCTGTCGCTATGTTCTGAGCTACTCCGCTAAAATTCGGACCTGCTCCCCACCCTTGAAATGCTGCCATTATCCTATCCTCTGTTGTTTAACTACTTTAACCCGTTGAAGAACCCAAAGAACCAAATCCCGCCATCGCGGCTTCTCCCCATCCGCCAGTACTATATCCCTTAAGAGCAGCCCCACCAGCCCGTAGCAGGTCTCCACCAGTTATTCCAGTCCCAAGGATACCCTTACTCGCCTTAGGCGTTGATGCGCGGAACGCGGCAAGCTGAAGCTGTGGATTGAACGCACCCATAACTCCCGCTAAACGATTCATTTGAAAGTTAGTCGCATCCTCACCAAGACCTCTTCCTAACATCATCTGGTCTATTTGGCTCTGTCCAATGCTTCCAAGATTAGCAAGGTTAGTATTAAACGCTTCCTGTGAACCGCGTGCCCGGTCTATTGCAGCCGTTTCTAAACCAGAGGCACCAGTAAGCATTCGTTGTAACCCTTCTATCTCAGAGTTAAAAGCATTCTGTGCACCTTGATAAGCACCAATCCTTAGTTGTTGATTTGCTAAACGATTAGCTCCTTCCAGTGCTCCTGCCCCACTGTAAGTACTAGTACCACCCCCTGCTCCACCAATTAAACTAGCCAAATTCGAGTTATTAAACATCGTATTTTGGTTGGATTGCATTCCTGCTTGATCCATAAACAAGTTTTCTAAATCCTGTCTAGTGGTATACGACGATGGTCCGAAACTACTATATGCATCTTGCAGTTGGTTAGAGCCTAGTTGAGATTGCGCTAACTGTTGGCCTATCTGATTATTAAATAAACCACCTTGCATCGCGTTTTGGTCTACAAACTGTTGCATTTGTGGCGATAATTCTGCACGACCTTCCATTGTAGTACCCAGAATAGTACTTGTAGGTACAACTTGCTGCGTAAGTCCTGCTATAGCATCGGCTTGGCTTTCGACGAAAGGTGTCATTTGGGTCTGAAGTCGAGCCATTCTCCCATGAGAGCCGAAAGGTGTCGGACCAAAATCAAATTGTCCCGGCGTAGTAATAGCAAATTCCGGTTGGCCCGTAGCAGGATTTAAAGAATTGTTCTTATTCCCCACTACATATTGCGAAGGATCTAAACCAGACGCTTCCATTTCTTGTATAATTTTATTAGTAAGTTCTGCACCTAAAACTCCCTTAGGAATAATCCGTTCACCAGTAGTCAAATGCCCTATAGTGTCGTCACCGTTCCTGCCGAGTTCTGCGAATTTTCCTAAATCAAGCATGAGTTAACTCCCCGTTAGCCAGCAACGCTGTAATCAAAACGAAACGTACCCGTAGCACTGCTTCCAACAGTAATGTGAATTCCATTTTGCAGCTTAAGACCATTTTCAAAATCAAACGAGGTATTAATAGCTGTACTTGCCTTAATATCTAGTATTAAGTTACCGCCAGAACCATCCCTAATTTCAAAATCTTCGGTTGCTGTTGCAGTGACACAATGAATTTTATACAAAATAACGGGACTAGTTGTTACTGCGCTAGTGCCGGTGCCGTGTGCAAACAGCGAATACTGCACATCATTATAGTTTACTTGTCCCATTTTTAATTTCTCCTAGTTTTCGTTAACTTTCTTTTCTATTAATACAATATCATCTTCAGTTATATTTTTAGAACTGTTTAAAGCTTCCTCTTTAGCTTTGTGAAACGCTAACGTAGCTACAGTTGCCTTCTGCACACTTTCAACTACTTCTTGGCGCATCTGTGATATTTCCGCAGGGGCAGTAGCTGCTTGTTTAACAACGTCTACAAGTAAATGTTGCATCAACGCAAAGCCGCACCCTTTGTTAACTATAGATTCTCCTGACAATTTATCTGTCCAAATCTGCTCTGCCCAAACCGGACACCCATCTTCTTCTAAAGATTGTGGACACTTTTTACAATTAAAAGCGTTCTTATACTTTTTAGCTGTGAGATAATTTACCTTCATACTAATTAATTTTTTGAGCAAATAAACGCATTAACATACGCAGGGCGATAGTTACCGTTAACCATAGTTCCCGAAAGTGCCGTAGACATAGTTATGTCTACATTATTAGCGTTAATACCTCCTGTATCGGGAGTACCATTTGGGTTGCCAGTAGTAAGTGCGTTAGACGCCGACACGCTACCCGAAAGGTTAAAGTCAATGGTAGTATTACCATTTGTCTTAGCGTCGTTTCCTGTTGCAAAAAAAGTAGTATCCGCCACCGCGTTAGTACCCTGTATACCCCCTGTATACGTAGACCCTGTAGCATTACTTACCACAAAATTATCTGCGTGGTTATGCGCTGCAGTAGTGTGCGTGTGGTTACCTGTATTGTGACTATGGTCAGGTACATTTCCTGTAGTAGCTGCTGCAAGCTGTGTACCACCAATACTCCAGTTTCCTGCTGTAGATTCACTTGCCGCGTTCTGTATAACTAGCACTCTGTCGTCGTAGGTTGTAACCAAAGACCATCCACTTGGAGCAGATGACCCAACAAAAACCATTTTAACTCCTGCTTCAAAAGACGACTCAGCTTTACTAGCAATAGCGGTAGCAATAGCATTTAATTCCCCATCAACGTCGGCACCAGAAATAATCTTTTCGGCGTCACCGGTATCTAAACTATCTTTAACCGTAAAATTTTGTGTTCTTGTATAATTTGCCATTATTATCTACCTTCCCGCCCTAGTTTTAAGAATAGCGATACTTGGTCTAAGGCGACTTTGTATCCGTTAGAATTAAATTTTACTCCTACACGCAAACTTCTTCCCGCACCAGAACTAGCGTGAGTTAAATTAACTACGTTAACAGACCCACCGCCCCATTCACCTTCGTTAGTGTCAGTAGCTTGTCGAGAAGAATTTGAAAAATCTTGTCCTTCTGTAGCTGCCCTAGCAATACCAGCATCACGCTCTAATACTATATGTTCGTTAGTAAAATCTCCTGCTTCGTTTACAAGATGATATTCACTACCCGCAGCATGCGTAGCTGCAGCATTAATTGTTGCGCTGCCTCCTAGATCATCAGATGAGTTTGAACCCGAAGCCGTTACCACAGACCCTGAAGAATTAATAGCCGTAAATGTAAAAACCCTTACACCAGACATTGCGGTAATAGTATGTGTTTGGTTTAACACAGCGCCAACCATACCATTTCCCAACCCATCATCTGCCGCTGCAATAGTAACTAGGTCACCTATTTTATAGTTTGTGTCTGCTGCTGTAGTAATAGTTACCGTTGAACTACCGGATACACAGGCTGCACTAGAAATAGCCGCCGCATTAATTCCGCGTGTTAATCCGCCTAACGTAGGTGGACTACCTGTTATGCCATCATACCTAATTGTTTCCGTTCCAATGCGTATTGTTCCGCTATTGTTTGCTAACGATACAGCCATATCTCCGGTCATTCGTAGCTTTGCATCCTGGTTAGCAGCAGATAAAGCACAAGTGCTTGCGCCGGAAGCTAACTCTGCACCTATAGTAGAAACTGTAGCCGCTCCATTATCCGTGTCATATAAAGTATTTGTTAACCCAACTAACCCATCAAAAATTCTGGAAACATACGGCACAACTTTATGTCCACCAGTTCCAGTAACAGCCGTTGTGGTAGTATCGCCTGAAGGAATAGTTACCGCAGAAGTAGTTGCTGTCGAGGTAGAAGTAATTCTTAATCTACTACCAATATTCCACGGTTGGTAATCTACAGTTGTTGGAGAATCTACAGTTACTGTTACATTATTATCGCCTAAAGTAGCGTCGTTATTAATGGCAGTAGCAACTGCTGTAGCAATAGCCGCTGCATTATCATATGACGCAGCAGGTAAATTTATAGTGCCAGACGTAGTTCCGTTAACCGTAATTTTAAACGGTGCGTTGTGAGGTAAAACATACGGGTATTGTATGTCTGTTAAATCTACTCCGCATAACAAATAGCCTTTAGAATATCTAGAACTCCATTCAGCTTTAGTTCCTGCGGCAGACCTACTGTCAGATAAACCTTCGCTCAGTAGCATAGTAAGTCCTGAAGACCCACCTTCAGCAAATTGTGTATTTATCGTAACTTCGTCAGTGCTCTGTCCTTCAATTGTTATACCAATTTTTTTAAGTACTTTTAAACTTGATGTGTCCAAATCAAAAGGATTACTAAGCCACTCACATTGATAAGCAACGCCATCATCAAGGTAGTTATTATATTTTCCAATCCTACCTCGGTAACCTAAGTATGAATCTCCTTCATGATAAGAAAAACTAAACCAATCTGTGTCAATATACTTGGTAATGCGTGTAGGAATACCTGGATTCAAAGACGCTAAGTCAAATACCCAAATTGTACCTCCTTCACTTTTTAACCAGTACTGCCCTTCTTCAGGGTCGTAGTTACTACGCACACTTGTTAATACCGTTTCTGATGGAGCTACGTCCTCCATTAAGGCTCGTCGAACCAATACTGATATATCCGATAGCTCTACTTTGTCTCCAGATTGTAAAACTTGGCGTAAAGACCTTACCCCAGTAGCAGATAAAAAATATAAATCATTACCTATACTTTGTATACTGTCTTTAGACAAACATCCCACACCTTGTAAAGCCATGTTAATTTTAATGTTGGCTACATTGTCAGGACTTTCATAAACAATAATACTGTTACGCATAAACGCTACTAAAAATTTATCAAACGAGCTAATAGCAACTAACTCATCATAGCCGTTTTTCCAAGCACTAAAGTTTGCTGCTAAATCTAACTCACCAGCATTTGCACCACTTGGCCCCACATACCATTGTTGATGATTATTTGCTCCAGAATATACGATTGTATTTTGGTTTACTCCGGTAGCTTCTTTTTGAATCCATAACCTACCAAAAGCACTATGTGATACGCCGCCTGTTGGTACGTCTGTAGGTGCAGAAGCTACAGCTAAATTACTAAGTCCAGCCACTTCTACTGTACCTGCCGCAACACCTACAGAAATATTACCTACTGTGTTTATAACAGTAGTATCGGTAGAAGAGGTTTCAATTCTTACTTCTGTTATTGTTTTAAAATATAAGTCTGTTGTTTGCGAGGTAGGTGATGGGTTATCAGCAGAAGTCAAGGTATGCGTTGTTGCTGATTCTCCAAGACCTTTAAAAGCAACCAAAGTGCCTCCAGCAGCATCCTTTCCAGTAATGCGTATATGTCTAGTACCTTCGCTAGTTCCCGCAACAGTTACAGTAATAATTCTTCCTGTAGTAAAAACTCCATTTGCAATTGTGGACAACCCATCAGCTCCGGGTTGAGCAGCAGCAACAACGTGGGTTGTACTTGCACCCTGGCTATCTAAACTACTACTATAATCTAATCGCTCGGGCATAGGCAGTACTCCCGCCCAGTTTCCAGCGCCTGTTTTTACAATAGGAACCTTAGTATTGTCCGTATTAGTACCTACACATACTACTGTTGATACAGACTTGTAGTTGTTAAATTGCCACTTAGCGTCTGTAGCAGATAATGCCTGAAGATCCGAACCTCCGCTGCGGTCTGTAAATGCTGCTGCAGAAGACCCTACAGGGTGATCGTATATTTTTCCTGCACCTCTAACAATAGCCGAAGCAATAAGTAAAGCAGCATCGTTATAGTTGTATGTAAACAAAGTAGTTATTTGTGGCTCGTAATAGGCTACTACAGACCCCCCTTGCGAACCTGCTGCTCCTGTAGCTGTACCATCTGTGTATATGTAATAACTATTTGGGTCTATTTTTGTTATTGAAAACCGTGTATTTATTTGTGCTGCAGTAATTCCTTGAAAAGCACTTGCGTCTGTAAAAGTTACAAAATCTCCTGAAGAAGCTCCGTGAGAATTATCAGTAACTGTTACGCGCCCTTGTAATCCTGCAGTTGTTACTGTTGTAAATGGATTTGTAAGGCTTTGTTTCCCTAAATGGTTTGCTAAAGTTGTACTTGCTTCCCAACCTTTTCTATTGGCTAGTCTTCCAGCAAAATCGTAAGCAATGTTATTAGCTGTATCCGCATATGATGGGGAAGCTTGCATACTTTCCCCTTCAAAGTTTAACCCTGCTTTTCCTGGCGCTCGCAGAACAATAGATTTTAATCGACTAGGCACAGCTAGTAATCTCCTCCAACATACCAATCACCACCTCCTTGGGACTGCCAAAGATTTTTTTGCTCGTAAGCCATAGCATCCCCTAAAGCCTGTTGGTAAGCCGCCTCTACATCACTTGATAATTCTCCTTCATCCTCACCTCGTTCCCGAATAGCCAAAGCCAATGCTCGTAAGTATATAGGATACCAAGGCACTTTAAAATAATCTGTGTTGTTAAATAAATCTTCTTGCGGAATAACACATTCAATAGACAAACTATATGCACTATTTGGTGTAGGATATAAGTACGCTTCAACCGACTGGTTAACAGTGTTTGTGCCGTCAGTACCATAGGTCGGCGTTATTAACCCTTTAATAGCATATGAAGTTGGCTCTGCATTTGTCACGTTTGTGTTTTGTGCTAGTTGCCGTAAATAATTATACGGGTAAGCAGTTAGCCGAACATTATTTGTCGTGTTGTACACATCCATTAATCGTGTACGAGAGTTAGTATAAATAACTCCCCCACTAGTTTGTTGCACTGCGTAGGTGTTTGTACCAGATACTGTGTCAAATGTAACTGTTTCCTGTAAATCTAACCAATCAAAAGCATCTTCTACTTCTCGTTTTGCATCGTTAATTAACCTAACCAGCGTATCTGTGTAGTTAGTCATTCCAGTCGTAGTTGCTGGGGATGACGATACAGTACTCGTAATAGACGTGACAATAGTGTCGCGAAGACGAATATTTATTCTGTTAACTACATCAAGTAGTGTTACGCCTACTGTAGCCATACCGTACTCCTGTGTTTAAAATAGGGAGGAGGTTGCCCTCCCCCCCTTTAACGACCTTAGATAACTTCGCGTGGTAACACCATGACATACAAAGTGCCAGACCCTAAGTCAATTGCGCCGCCCGTGTTATTAGCCAATATGACCGTAACCGTGTCCGCTGCCGTTACAGTAGCGGTTAGCGTAATATCCGTAGTATCAATACTCATTGATGCCAAAGCAAAATCGCCTAGTTGTGCACCAGTTACGGTGACCTCTTCAGCAGCTTCGTCGCCATCAGAAACGCTTCCCCAGTCTTTGGTCTCAGAGGCAATTGCGTATTTAGTCACAGATTGCCCGTAGTTTGTGCCTGTTGGTAAAGCCATGTTAAATCTCCTTTTACCAGTTTAAATATTTAGATATAAGACCACCGCCTTTTTTAGGTAGGAACAGCGATTAAAATACCCGCATCATTACGAAGTTCACCAGTACCATAGATAGTATCCGCAGTGAACAAATCACCAAGAAACTCCTGTTTGTACTGAGTTTGGGTACGAACACTCATCTGCTCTACCATAACCATCGAAGATTTATGGGAAAGTAGGCACGCACGCGCACTATTATTTGTCGGTGCATTTGAAGACACATAGACGGGAATTCCATAAAGGTCTCCAATTAGACCATTACGAATTGTATTACCGCCACCGATTTCACCTACATACGCTTGCTCTGTAAATCGAGCAATACCGGTAAGATTTTTCTTCTCAACCGGAGGAACCACTAGGAATCTGTCGGACATAGGAATATCCGCATCATCTAGGGTTTGTATAACTTTACGCAAACCAGCATCAGCAATAGCAACACCAGCTTGACTTGCACTAAATAACGTGCTACCGTCTGAACCAATAACAGCCGTATCTCCATGATACGCAGCAGCACCATCGCCACCCTGCAACGCATATGATTGCGTCCAAAGAGCCGTGTCTACTTGTTTAGCCAGCGCAAAACCCGCATCATCCGTGTAAAACGCACGCATACTAGACAAAGCTTGTTTATCCAACAAGTCTTCAATCAAACGAGAGTACTCATAGTGCTGGTCAATGGAAATGGAAAGCTCCGTATCCGTAGCAGCAATCAAAGTAACCTGTTGTCGCGTAGTTTTTGCACTTGCATCACCACGAGTAGGTTTAGGAATATGGACAGTATCGCCCTTTTTTCCGTTGTGATTCATTCTAGTAACTAGGTTTGCTAGTACTAAATTACTTTTATAAGCGGCAACAACTTCATCACTCCACAATTCAGGAATAAATTTATCCTGAGTAGTTGTATTCATCGCTGACGCGGCACTAAAATTTGCCATGCTAAGTCTCCTTTAAAAGATTAAAATTAGTCATCGAACTCGACCTTCGGCATACGCTTGGGTGATTTCATTTCCTAGTTGGGCATATCGAGCGGGATCAGACATTTGGAGTCGTATAAGCTCAGACCTACGATATATAGGTTTATTTGCTGTAGACGATGCTTCAAACGAATTACCTTTCGACACAGAAGTAGCGGCCTTTAATTCTTCTTCCTTTGCAGTTTGAATTGTTGCTTGTTGTTCTAAATCTTTAACAGAGTTTAGTGCTTTATATTGCGTAAGCAATTCATCAGCATATTCAAAGTCACCGCTATTTGCTTTAAGCCACATTTCTTGACGTGGTTTAGAATCCATTACCCACTTTTCAAACTGTGCACTACCCACAACAGACTCTACATCTGGGTGAGCATTTAACACTCTTTGCATAGTTTGATCAGATTGCGCCTTAGTTAATTCCTGCTTAACCGGACGTAGGGCATCTTCTACAACACGCTTTACTGCATCAACTGGATTAAGAATAAAGTCATCTTCTGACAACTCACTTTCCAGTATGTCTGCAGGGGATTGAGTATTAGATTCCTGTAGATTTTTTTGTATCAAGCTATCGGCTAATTTTCGCAACTCGCCCATTTCATTACCCTGCTTACCATACTGCTTTTCTAAATTTTGGTAAGACTCAATAACATCTTCTACGCTTTTATTCCTAAATTTTTCAGGAAGCACTTCGGCTGCTATTTCAGGTTCTTCAACTACGGGTTGTTCATTATTAGGTGTCAATTCTTCCTGAAGTTTTGTAACAAGTTTAGAATCCTCAATCTGATCCGTAACGTTGTCATTATCTACAAGTATCTCTGCCATAACGTATCTCCAATCTTAACCTTTTTACAGGGGATTTAATGTGGTATGCCTAACTCTTTTAAGTTGGCATGGTTTGCTTTCCGGTGTCTTTTTGCCCATTTATCGGCAGACGTTGGAAAACCAGAATCTATTCCAGGTAATGAGAATTTCCCGCCCGAAATAATTTTTTCTGCCGTCTTTTTTAAACGACAAGGACACGGTAATGTTATTTCCCGAGACCACCTTTCAAAAACTTTTTGACAATTTAAACAACGATAATCGTTAATCATTGCTGTTATCCTCTTCTTCTTTTTCTTCTGCATTTATTTGTGCAAGTTCATTTTGTAAAACTTGTTCGATTTCAATCATAAAGTGCAACATGCTTAACGAACCGCGTTGTTGCCAAAAAATTTTTTCATCCGGTATACTTAGTACATTATTTTGTTGGGTATACATTTCAAGTAGTCGGTCTCTAAGTATTCCCCAGCCTTCTGTACTAAGTGTACTAAACATAGTGTCATATTTATTTTGTTCAGATATATCCATAGCTATTTTATCCTCTCCGTTGCATTTGTTTTAGCAGTATTAGTGCAGATACTTCTTCGTCATCTTGCAATCTATACTGTTGTCGTTTTAATTTTTTTAATCTGCTTTGCTCTACTCTAATTTCTAGTAGACTAGATTTATTTGCACCACCATTCCATTTACCTTGACCCCAGCTACCTCGTGACCAACCTGTGTTAGTAAAGTTAGCCATTAAAATGTATCTTTAGACACCCAAACAGCTACAGTAATTACCACAAGTCCGCACGCCCAAAAAAACTTTTTTACCAATGACTTGCCAACATCCGCGTAAACTTTTTCTAACGCTTTATCTGCGGCTCTTTCAGCAATCATTTCTATATCATCAGTAGTTAGTACTCTTGGTTCGGGCATATTTTTATTCTCTTAGTTAAAGTGCTTAGTCGGCGTCGTCGATAGTTAATTCACCCGCCGCAACGAGCCGCATAATTTCGGCATAATCAGCGTTATCCAAATCAATCGGTACAAAACTCACTACGCCATTAATCTCTGCTTGAATAGACTGCTGAGCATTGTCCATCATTTCATCTTTCACCCATTTGGCATTGCTAATTGTCATTTCAAAGCTCCGCATCTGCTGTTGCGCCCCAGCCCCAGAAAGCATAATTTGTTGCTGCTTTATAGCCGTTGCTCATTTCCGTACTTGTGTTCTGAATCGTATCCATTCCAGATGCCGGTTGAGTCATTGTTGGTGTTGCTCTTTTTGTATTTTTGAAATTCCATGTCGCATAACTAAGTCCACCGTTTCCGTATGTACCTAGTATCCCGCCGCCACCGCCAGAGCCTTGCAGCTTCTCGTAATATCGCTGACAATCAAATAGTTCCTCACCGTAGGTGCGATACTCAAAGTCAGTAGCCGTTGCTCCAATCTCCATCTGAACACCCGTTATAAAGAATGTGCGCGATGTGGAATCGAAGATAGAGGTTTGTGAATCTGACACTCTTGTATTGTTAACAGCGTCTTTCCATGCGTTAGATGAAAATGTACCAGACGTGAAGTCAGAACCGGCATGTAACCAAATATGTAAATCCAAACTTCGGGCATTGTCATCATCCAGCGGACCAGAGGTATCCGCCGCGAAAGTTAACTCGATTCTATTCCAACTAGTCGTAACCGAAAACTCCTGGTTGATGGTTCTACCGTTGTCTATATCATTCAGCTCGCAGGTATATGTAGCGGAAGCATTGCCCTTAACGTAAAAGCTAACGGTTACTTGCTTTGCAGTAGCAGTTCCTTTCTGCAATTGTTGCAGGTCTTGCCCTTCGAACGATTGTCTAATTCGTAAATTTTCGCCAGCCGCTATAGATGTGTCAGCCGTAGTAGTTGTTATTTTAAGGCAGTTAGCAAATCCTGCGGGACCATCTGCGACTTGCGCCATCGTGTATCTTCCGGCTGACGCAGCACCTTCGGCCATTTTCCATCTATCAAGCGTAAAATATCCCGTAGCTGCACCCAACCCTGTTTCTGACGTAGAACGCTGCGCTACTTGCATCGCGCCGTTGTGTATAATGTTTTTGCGGCCATCATAGGCTGCTGCTGCGATTCTTGCTCTACTTGGCATTATGTGTTCTCCAACACAGTAACTCGCGCTTCTAGTGTCTCTATTCTAGCCATAGCTTCTTGCAAGGCTTTAATAGCTTTCATATATAAAATACTGTACTTAACGGATTTATAATCTGTTGGATTGCCATCATCATCTAAAACGGGTACATCGTTACCGTCCGCATTCACTGTCATAATCGGTTTGGTTTTAACCAGCCCCGTCATGCCGCTGGCTTCCAGTTCTTGTGCGATAACGCCTAGATAATTTGGAGCGTCAAGATTGTCCGAAATAAACGAATACTTCCGAAAACGCATCGCTTTAACGTCGTCCCACTGGCTACCTGAATCTACGATATTTTCTTTTAAACGTTCATCAGATACTCCGTTGTAGTTACTCAGTTTGCTTTCAAAATCCCCGTTGGCCTCGATTTGCGACTTAATCTCGCTGTCACTACGAGACTCCCACACAGAACCCGTACTCGCGGTGCCGCGACACTTCATATGAGTGTAATTGTTTGCGTCGTAGTGTGTAATAAAACCTCGGCTATTTGTCTCGTCGTATGCGTCGCTGGATGTTCTGCCTGTATAAATGTTGTCACCGGCTTTGTAGATGTGACTGGTAGGCATGTCCACTAGGCTAACAGACCCATTCAAATCTATCAGCGTCGCGGTAATATCTACTTCGTCAGCGACGATACTGGT